GTTTGCTCTTTCATAAATTTGTTCAATAACACCAGGTACTTCGATTTCCGGTATATGTTCCATGACATCACAACAAAAAACACCATCATATTGTTTATTTGGAAGTTCAGAGTATTCTTCAATCGCAGGGTCATATAAGTCTGGCATCATTCCAAACTTTTCTGCAAGATTTACTTTTTTATAGATTTTTGCTTTTCCACAACCAAAGTCTAATAATGACTGTGATTTTGTATCATCAATCAGACCTTTTATTTGATTATAATAAGATAGGATCATCTGGCCATCGCCATACTTTCCGTCTAATTTATGATATATTTTGTATTGTTCTATTGTCACTTACTTAACCATCTTTTCACACTATCAATAGGATTACGTAATCCTTCATAAGTATTATCTATAAACTTTATATGTTTGTCAAGAGTTTTTGTTTGATGATATATTTTTTTTTCTAGATTATCTAGTCTCTTTTCAATCTTATCTAATTTATCATTCATCATTTAAAACGTCATGCGTCCAATCTTCATATATTTTTACAAAATGTTCAGCATCAACGACAACTAAAGGTCTGTGATTATTTTTTTTCATAACAACAATAGGTTCATAGTCTTTAGAGTTTTCTTTTGCTTGTTTGTATGCTTCCCACACATTTAACTTTTCAACATTTTTACATTCAATACTATATGGAAAATGATGTCTTGCAGATCTTGACATAATCAAATCCTCACCACCTGCACCCATGCTCCTAGATTCTATATCTTCAGAATGAATATTTAATTTTTCAATCAGTAAATCACGAAACCATTGTTGTAATCTACGACCTTTTGCTTTGGCCGATTGTGTTTTCATTCATCAACTTCCTCTTCATAATATTCTTCATTATCTTGTTGGGAACCACAGAATGGACAATATTCTATTGGATAATAGTTCTCGTCCATGCTGTGCTTTATCTCATATGTAGCTTCGCATTCTTCACATAAGATTCTTGTTTTCATTAGAATAGTTCCTGTTGTTTCTTTTCTTCTTCAAGTACACATGTACCTTCATCATGGTTACAATTTAAATGAGCATTTGGATCATCGTATGCAACTTGCCACTCACCTGTCAAACCTGCAACTTCATATTCAGTTACACGATTCTCAAAGAAGTTTGTGTGATCGGCTGCATTTAAAATCCACTCTAACCATGGAATTGGATTATCTTTTACTTTGAAGTTTGTTTTTAGACCGAGTTGTAATAATCGTCTGTCTGCAATATAACGAATATATTGTTTTACATCTTCTTTAGTTAAACCTTCTGGTTCACCCATTCCGTATGCTAAGTCAATAAAGTTATCTTCAAGTTCTACAATTTTTCTAGACATCTCATAGATTTCTTTTTTCAATTCATTATCTACGATTGCCGCATTTTCTGAACAGAATGCTCTGAATAAGTGAGCAATACCTTCTACGTGCATTGATTCATCTCTTACTGACCATTCTACGATTTTACCACATCCTTTCATCTTACCGAATCTTTGGAAGTTTAGTAACATCACAAAAGATGCAAACAATGAAATACCCTCGTTAAATACTGATTTAGCAAGTGCTAACGCCATGCCTTTCTTTGTACTTACGTTAGAATTCATCATGAAGTCAACTTTGTCTGCCATCTCTTGATATTCTAGAAATGCATGAAACTCTTCATCAGGTAATCCTAAAGTTTCATTCAATAATGCATATGCTCTTTGATGTATTCCTTCTCTTGAAGCAAATGATCCAAGCATATTTCTTATCTCATTATTTTTAAATTTAGGTAGGAACTGATCGTAATAGTTTTGACCAACTGCAACATCTGATTGTGTGAAAAGTCTAAGAACATGTGTGACATAGTCTTTTTCAACTTCGGTCATCTTTCCACCTTTCCAATCAGTTACATCTTCAGATAAATCAACTTCGTCTTCGATCCAATGCACCTTTTCATGTTTTTGTACAAACTCGACAGCCCAAGGATAATAAAATGGCTTGTAAGTTTCAGAGAACTTGTATAGTCCACCACCACGTTTTTTTAGAATCTTTTCTGAACTATCTAACAGTTGAGCATATCCACCGATTCTTTCACCATTAACAAAGATTTGAGGAACAGACATAATTGAACTTGCTTTACTACCAAGTCTTTCTTCAACATTATTCACTCTTTGAAAAAATTCAAATTTTTCCTCTTCATTCACTAAGGAATGTTCGGTATATTCGATACCATGTTCCTTAAACCAATTTTTTGCATTTAAGCAATAGCCACATGTTGGCGTTGAGTATATTTGTACGTCCATTTCTTTCTCCTTTTATCCTTGACAAGAGACACATTCTGCCTCTTCTTTTGCTATGTCTGAGTAGTCTTTTAGTTTATCTAGTTTTACTTTTTGAGAGATATTCTCTGCTCTTTTCGAAACTTCAGTCCTTAAATAATAAAGACCTTTACATTCTGTTTCCCATGCTCTCATATGTACAGATTGTACATACTTTTTAGAAGCACCTGCTGGAAAAAATAAATTTAGTGATTGTCCTTGATCAAGATACTTTTGTCTTTGACCTCCCAACTCAACTAATCTCATTTGATCTAATTCAACAGCAGTTTTAAAAACCTTTTTTGTATTTTCATCTAAAAATTCTAAGTGTTGAACAGAACCATTGTTTGTTACGATTCCTGTCCAAACTTCAGGTGTGTTCATCTTATGATCTTCAAGAACTTTTTCAAGAAATTTATTCTTGATTAAGTGTGAACCTGCTCTTGTTCGATGAGTATATGCACACGCTTTGTTTGGCTCGATAGATGGTGATGTTCCAACAATCATTGAAGAATTGGCATTAGGAGCAATCGCCAGACAGTGTGCATTACGTCTTCCTGTTCCCTTCATATCTGGTGCTTCTCCTTTTTCTTTTCCAAGAATCAATGTTTGAGCATCTGCTTCACTTCTCATCCATGAAAAAATTTCTTTGTTAATACGACCAGATTCTTCAAATGGTATCATGTGTTTTTGTAAATATGAATGATAACCCATCGCACCTAAACCAAGACTTCTTTCTTGTTGTGCTGAATATCTTGCACGACTAATTTCATCACCTGCATGATCAACGAAGAACTGTAATACATTATCTAAAAATGTGATCAAGTCTCTTACGATTGTTGTATCTTTAAACTCATCATACTTTTCTAAGTTCAATGATGAAAGACAACAAACAGCAGTTCTGTCTTCACTTGTTGGTAAATGTATTTCATTACAAAGATTTGAACCATGTATTTTTAATCCTTTTTCTTTTAGTGATTCTGGCATATGTTTGTTTGCAGTATCAATAAAGTTAACATAAGGCTCACCTGTTCTAAATCTTGTTTCTAAAATTTGTTCCCATAATTTTCTTGCTTTCATTGTTTCTCTAACTGTGCCATCATTAGGATCAACTAATTGCCAATCTAAATCTCTTTTTACTGCATCCATAAATTTGTCTGTTACATTTACTGCGTTATGTAAATTCAAACATTTTCTACCGATGTCACCTGTTGGAATACGTATTGTCAAGAACTCCATAATATCTGGGTGTGATACATCAAGATAAGCTGCATAACTTCCTTTTCTAGTTTTACCTTGTCGATATGCAATCATGTCTGCATCAACTGTATGTATGAATGGAATCGGACCAGGTGCCATGTCTGAAACAGAACGTACATTTGACCAATGACCTCCTACTCCACCACCCTTTACAGATAACCATCTTAATTCAGATGTGTGATCAATTAGTCCGTCTAGAGAATCTGGTACATATGTTAAAAAACAAGAAATCGGTAATGCTTTTGGTTTTTTATTTGGTAATGGTGCATTAGATAAAACAGGGGAAGCATACATAAACCAACCTTGAGATGCATAATCATAAATTCTTTGTGCAAGTTTAATATCACCATAACAGTATGCGTTAGATGCCCTTGCAAGTGCGTATTGTGGTGATGGTTCATCTTTTAGACAGTAATAATCTTTTAGTAATTTTTGTGCTTGTTCTGTGAAGTTTTGATCTCGATCTGTATCAATTTTGATATTACAATACTGTTTCTTCATACGCCTCTCCTATGATTTTGCAACGCTTGTATATATACAATTCCCTTTTTGTACTCATCATTATTTTTTGGTTTCATAAGTTCATTTTTTATAAGTTCATTTGGAATGTATTCAATCTCATCTTTGTTTGGTAAATTTTTTATAGACAAAGATGCTGGACTATTCACTGGTTCAAACCAAACTCTAAAATCTTTATAATATTCCTTAATCTCTTTCAAATCAAATGCATTCAAAATACTCACTGTACAAAAAATTGTAAAAACATTATCTTTCATAATCATAAGATTTTTTTCAAACTCTTGCACGTCAATTGGATATCTTATGAACTCAAGTTTTTTACCAAAGTGATCACAAGATACACCCAACTTTAAATTTTTAAACTTTTTATCAATTGATTTTAATGACCAATTTTTATATGAAATGTGTGTTAAATTAGTGGTCATCTCTATCTCAATATTTTTTGCATCTTCGGATTTTATATCATCTAAAAATTGCCAAACTCTATCCAACAATACAGGTTCACCACCAAGTATTCTAATTTGTCTAACCCTGTCTATGTTATCTAATATATTTTGATTAAATTTTTCAACATCTTTTGATGACACATTACTAACCCATTCTCTTTCAAATTCAACTAAACCAAGATCATTCCATGTATCAATCAAACCTGCGGCTTTTAATTCTTGTCTTCTTGTTGATGAGTCATATGGACGACACATATAACAACCAAGATTACAACGACTACCAAAATTTTTTAATTTAGTGCTAACTTTTGTAACATCTGCGGCATTGTAATTTGAGTCTTCATTAAATTTTGTTCTATGACTATGCCCATTTATTTCTTCATCTTTATAACAACCTTCACAACCGTTAATCTTTTTACCCTCAAACATATCATCACGAATTTTTTCCATTTGACTTGATAAAAAATAATCGAATGGTAAAGTATTCTCAGTCGTCATGTGACTTATTGATTTATTTACATCTGCATGACAACATAATCTATATCGATTAGCGATATCAGAATATATTTCATCAAATTCTTTTACACAGTACGTCAAACTTTTTTCCACTCAATTAATTTTGTTCTTGCCAACAAACCACTAAATGTGTTTTGTGCTATTATATCTTTTATGTTTCTTTCTGTTTTACCAGATAAAATCATTTCGTTTATATCTTTTTGTTTAATATCACTTGGCCATATAACAACTTGAAAGTTTTCATTAATATATTTTTCAATTTGTTTTACAATCTCTAAGTTTCTTGGTTCATTATCAGGTATCAACACAACGTTATCTTTATACACTCTTAGGTCAGATTGAGCAGTCGCAAGACAATTATCAATAAAAAGGCTATCAATAGGGCCTTCAACAACACAAACTGTTCTATCCCAATCGACTCTATCAGTTCCGTATATTTTCTCTTGATTTTCATCGATTTTGATTGTGATGTATTTAGGATTTTCATTTCCAAATGCCCTCCCTTGAATAGCGATTAATTCATTATTTTCATTAAAAAATGGAATCACTAATCTAGGATGATCACCCGTCAGACTAGGAAACTTATTATCAATAATTGTATTTACAAACTTATAAAAGTGTGGTGCGAAATAAAGTAGATAATGTTTATCTGACGGAATCTTTCTATCCTCGACAAACTTTTTTACTGGGTGATCATGATCTAATTGTGAAACTTTTTTTAAACTTCTTAATTTTGAACTAGAACTTTTTAACAGGTTCTTAACAGTTGGGGATAATTCTTCTTCATTTATCCTTATCCCTCTTGCAGGGTCTTGTGGAATCTCAGCACGATATGCCTCCGTTATGAACTCATTATACAAAGTTTCATTTACATGTTTTATCAACTTAGGAACATTTGTTCCAACTCCACAGTTATGACACTTGTAAATTAAAGAGTTTTCTTTTTGAAAAACATATCCTCTTGCTTTACTTTTACTTTTTTGAGAATCACCACAATACGGACAACGAAAGTTAAATAGATTATTATCTTTCTTTTTAAATTGGCCTAATTGTGATGAAATCAAAAGTAGATACTTTTGCTCTAAATACATTACAACATAATATATCAGATACTATCTGATTGTCAATCTATTTCTTTACATCTCTTAATTTTTTTTAACTTTTTATCATAAGTTATTGTTGGGTTGATGTGCGACTTTTTGTCAACATAATCACTTGCCACTTGTTTTGCCTCTTCTTCACTATTTGCATTTACGATAATATGTCGCACACTAACTCTGTGTGTTTCAACCTTATATCTGGTCATTAGATTATCCTACTAAATTTTGATGAATTTGTCAAGAGATAGTGATACCGATATTCATTAACTTGTGTATAATGAAACCGATAACTATAGAACCACCAATTAGAACCCATCTAAACTTGTCTAAAACGGCCACACGCCCAGATAATTCTGATTTAAGATTGTTTATAGCGTCTAACTGTTCTTTACTGTTTTTAGTGATTCTATCGTGAAGTTCTTTGATTTCTTTGTTGAATTCCATTCTTCTGGCTTCAACTAAATTTTCTGCGTTAATAATAGCCTCTTCTTGGGAAGAGAGTTTTTC